GTGAATTGGAAAACCAACTCGCCCAGCCCGACGATCAGCGCTCCGATGCCGGTGCGAACCAATGCACCCCGGAGAACCAAGAGCGCGCCCGAGAACGTGGCGGTTGACGCCGCCGCCGCCACCAAGCCCGCGACGTAGCGCCCGGCAAAGACCGCCGCAGCCGTCGCCGCCGTAGTCGCAACGCGCTGGAGCGTCGTAACGATTGCGTCAATATTGTCGGTCGCGAAGCTGAACGCTTCCGCGCGCGCCCGCTGAAACGCCGCCAGCGATGGCAACAGATTTTCGCCTAGCGCCTCCGAAAACAGGATTGCGCGTTCATTGGCCGTGTCGAGCGCGCCCGCATAACCCTGCGCGGCTGATGTCGCCGCGCCGCCGACCTGCCCCGCAACAGCATCAAGAATGAGGCCCTGCGCCTCGGCCAGGCGGTTAGTCTCCGCAAGATTCTTGATAACCTCGATTTGTGCGGCGGAGAACGAAACGCCAACTTCCGCTAGCGCCGACACCCCCTTAACAGGGTCCTCCAGCGCCTTCCCAAGCTGGACGGATGCTGAGGAAATCGAACCAAACCCCGTTTCCGCCAAGTCTTGCGCGAGTCTTATCGTGCGGTCAAAAACATCGCCTGCTACGCTACGGAACGTCAGCAGTTGCGCGGCTGCGTCACGAACCCCTTGCGTTGATGCCAGCGTCGATTCGCCGAGAGCGCGCGAAAGCCGCTCAATATCTTGCAACGTCTTGCCCGCCGCGCCGCCGGTGGCGCGCAGGATGCCTTCAAGCCGCCCAAACTGCTGCCCGGCTTTAGACGCCGCGTCAGCCGCGCCCGCGCCAAACTTAACAATCGCCCCCGACGACAAAACGCCCAAGAAACTAGCCGCCGCCACCTTGGCCGCTGAGAACGCCCTCGACATAGCGGACGCGGCGTCTGTCCCCTTCTTGCCCGTTTTCACAAGCTGCGACTGAATCTTGTCGAGATCGGCGCGCAAGTTGCCGGTCTTGACGTTGATTAGAACTTCAAGTTCTGCAAGGGCGTCAGTTGTCATTTCTTTCGCCCTCGCAGTGCGGCGGCGACATCATCGTCCGCCGGAATGTTATTCTCAGGAGCCGAGACGCCCGCGCCCATGACGCGCGCCTCGAATTCATGGCGCGCCTGTATCTTGTCAACCAGCCATGCGACAGGCGTCGCCAGGATCATTTCAGGGGGCCAGTCGCAGCAGCCCAGCGCCAGCCGCCACAGTTCGTCGAGATAAGCGTCTGCGGCGGCGGCCTGTTCCGCCGCGCTTAGCCGTTTCCCCTCGCGCCCTCGTCGTCGTCGCCATCGTCATCGCCGCTCGCGACGCGACGCTTGCCGCCATTCATGCAGGTTGACAAAAATTTGGCGATAGGATCGACCAAATCCACGCAGTCCACCGAATAGATCGCGTCGTCGAGCTTCTTGCGGCGGGGCCGGTCCAGATCGGCGCCCAACGCGATGATCGTCGCCATCGCGTCCACGTCCAGCCCGCCCACACGGGTAAGCCCCGCGCCGTAACCGGTAAAGTGGCGGTTGATTGCGCGCATCGCGTTGGGCGTCGGGCGAAGCCGATACTCGACATCGCCAACCGTTAAAGTCTCCGAATGATCGTCCATTCACGCTCTCCAGTCGATTGAAGGAAGGCTCCGCGCCAACGGCGCCCGGTTAAATGCCCGGCGCCGCCGCCGTTTCGGTGATATCGTCGGTGATTTCGACCTGCACCGTTGCCGAGACGAAATCGCCAGAGCCGGAGATGTTCGTCGTGTAGCTGTTCAGCAAGGCCTTGAACGTAAACGTGGTCGGGGTCGGGCTAGGACCCGTCGGAGCGTCGTTCAGCTCGATCTTGCAGTTGTAGGGGATCGACGTTGCGTTGTTCGCCGCAAGCCGCGCGCGGGCCTGCCCGACGTCCGACGTATCGCGCAGAACGCTAACGGTCATCGAACCAAGCTGGTTGATACCCTTGGCTTTGAAAACCTTCTGGTCGCCCAGAGTTTCCGCCGAGATAACCGCATAGCTGGTGCCAAACTCGCCCAGATTGGTTACCAGGCCGACTTCCGCCCAGTCGGTTTCTGCGGTATCAAGACCAACCGTGGTCCCGATGAAGAATTTGGAGCCTGCGCTCGCAGAACGGGCCATATTGGCCTCCTATGCTGTGATTGCCTTGCCAAAGGGCCGGAGAGGCGCCGGGTTCCCCGGAACTCTATGCAGGCGTGCGTAGCACCTGCACCCGCACCGCGCGCCCCGTAAGGGTCGCGTCTGTCGGCGCGTCAAACCGTCGCACAACGCGGCAAAGCGGATAAACGCTCTCATCCGCGGCAAGCCGCGCGCCATCAAGCGCCGCAACAATGCTTGCCTCAATCCCCTCAATCGCTACCGCCGATCCTGTGTTATCCGCGAAAGCATAGACCACGCGCTCCACACGCTCCCCTTCGCCAAACGCCAGCGTTTCCAGCGGCTGCGCGTCGTCCGGATCAAGCGTGATGTAGGGCCTGACTGCATCCTGGGGGACAGGGCGCGATGTAAAAACCGCCGGTGCCCCGCCATAGGAGGCGATCTTGGCAACCAAGCCGGGAGCGGCGGTTAGCTGCGCATACAAGGCCAGCGTGAGCGACATCCTGCTACCCCTTAAGGATTTTTTCAATCGTCGCACGAGAGGCGGCAAGAGCCGGGCGCAGGAACGGCCTAGGGGCTTGGTCGATCACGCGGCCTAGCTTGTCAGTCCCGGTGAAGCCCAATTCCAGCCGCCGCGCGTAGATAACATTTGTCCCAACGACGCCCGTAATCTCTAGCACGCTTTCGCGCTTGTCAGTCGCGATGCTTTGAAACAGCCGCGCGCTTACCTTCTTGGGCGGCTCGCCCGGTAGCGACGGGTTTGACCCGTCCGCGTTGCCACGGTTGATAGACCGCTGCACCTGCCCTTTGAGGTAGAGCATCGCGCGATTCATATTTTTGCCGATCTTGGCGCGCAGTTCGTGAGCCACCGCGTCGCCGTTCCACGTCAGCGTCATGACGGCGCCCTTTCCTCGCAGGCGCATTCCTTGCGCCGCCCCGTGCTGGTGATCCGCACCGCCTGCACCTCTGCAATCCGGCCTTGGTATCGCACCTGATCGCCGCCCTTGATGTCGGTCGCGGAATCGGTCGAGAACCGCAGGCTGATAACTCCGCGCTGCTTGTCACCAGCCATCACCTCCGCCCCTGACAGCGGGGATAGCCGCCCCGTGACGGCGCTGGATAGCGCGAACGCCTCGACCCAGCCGCCTTGACCGTCGCTTGTGCGCGCGGGGCGCCAAACCTCGAATCCAGGGTAAAACATGCCGCTCACAGCACCCTCACATAGCTGGAAATGATCGCCATAGCCGACGCAGGAACGCCCGTTGGCGAGTTGTAGCTGACGGCATAGTCGCCGTCCTTCTCGCTGGTCTTGCCGCCCTGCTGGCCAAGCGTAGCCGCAACCATGTCAGCAATCGCCAGTAGCAGATCGCCCGGAACAGTCGCATAACCAGCCGTGAACGTCACGCGCCAGCGCGGGCGGATCGTGCCCGGCCCGAATCCAAGCGGGTCTAGGAACGGCCCCGGCGCCCGCGCGCCGCTCCACGTCTGGCCAAAGGGAAGCCGCCGCAGCAGCCCTAAGGCGGGGTCTAACTCATACCCGCCCGCGTCAACAGCCCCGCCGCCCGAAAGGTCCTCAATGCCCACAATGGCGACTACGGGATGCGCCCGCAGCGCCAATGTCGCGACGCCGCCGGGGTGATCCTCGACCACCTCGCCGACGCCGAATCTGACACCCGTCATGCAGGTGATTGCCGCCTGCGCGCCCGCGATTACAGCCGCAAGCCGCGCGTCTTGGTCAGTGCCCGACACGCCCAAGATCGCCTTGACATCATCGAGCGTCGCCATGCGCTACTCCCGGAGTTTGCGAGGGCGCCCGCGTCGCGCAGGCTTGATGACCGGCGCTTCGCTTGGCTTGTCTGTGTGCACATCATCGAGCGCCACAATAGCAGCGCC